AGACATTCAATTGCAATAATAGGCATTAGGCAACATAAGTCCTGGCAAATCGTCGCTCCACAAACACCCTTTTGAAGCAGGGGCGCGACGATAACTGTGCGCTGCGATATCGTAAGTATGACGTTGCAAGAGCTGCTTTCGCGTAGGAAATTTAACTAATTCGCTCTCAGGTATGGCAAGTTTTTTTGACCGTTTACGAAGTTCCTCCTCATTACCAACATAAGTAGACATATAAACGTCATAAGGAGTGAGACCTAACTCGAAAATACGAGCCATAATCTCAGCATGGAGCTGGGCTATAACATTGTAAACGTAACCATTAGTACCCATGCTATCCCATGCTAGACCTGCAAGTGCGCAAGCATAATCGTATTCATTTCTACGAGGTGAGTTACCCCAAGCTATCTTCGGAGCAATATCAATCCACTGTTTGTAAGGCAGAACATATTTCTTACTACCGAAGTTGGTCTCGACGAGATAACGCTTCAAAAAAACAATACCCTTCACTTTCAAACCGCCCATAGAGTCCGGAACTGACAAGAGCGGCACATCCATCTGAATGTCATGAATACGTATACCTAGTCCTTCAACGAATGTTACGAAGTCTGCATAACAAAGATAAGGACGGACATTTTTACTAAGAGCCACAACGTGGTTATCGCCATAAACTTTAAAGCGCACAAAAAAAATGGGATTAACTCCTAAGACTCCATTAACTTTAACTAGGATGCGCGCCCTAGGATGGCGAAGATGGACACCATAAACATACGCCCACCAATACACTGCGAGAATCCACGAATTAGCATGCGAAGTTGTGTAATGTCCACTAGGCATAGTACCAATAACCCATCGCCACATCGCTCCATCAAAGTTTACGTATTTGGCGACAAGATGATCCCCCGCCTGACGAAGCATATACATAAAAAGTTCATAATCTGGGGACTTGGGATCAATATAGGGTATGGTAGACGCTATAAATAACTGCAACATATAGTGAGGGGTCGTATAATCCTGACCTTTAATATCTCCCCCACCGTACGTTATATCATCACGACCATACCCTAGTTCCGTAGCAAATGTATGAGCACCTCCATGCCACCACTTAAACCCAACACAGATGGTGTTCCCACGCTCAATCATCATTCGAAAACCGAAAACAAGAACACTAATAACGAAGTCACAGAAGTGCGGAATAAAGAACTCCCGACACTTGAGATACTTTTCTGCTCGCTTATCTGGATGTGTCCACATAGAATCCACTATCTCATACTTAAAAGCTATTTTACAGCAAACTTCTGGATACAAGGGCGTCTTACCAATCTTAAAATCGTTAATATATGAAGCAACACGATTAAAAGCATAGGGAGCTTGAAGACGTTTCTTGCCATTGTATAACACACGAACAGAATGACCACCCAAACCAACGTTATAAGATGCCCCAGGACGGAGACCAGCACTGGAAGTACCTGGAAAAGGCATTCGAAACAACTCCTCTTCCGAGTATACAAAAACTTGGGTGCCAAAATAACGATAAGTTCCCATAATGTTTGGCAACAGGTGAACCCCACCAAGAAGACACTTTCTAATGAAAGGATCGTTTTGTGCTATATGAACATCCTTAGCATACTTTCCAATAAGAAGTGGAACTTTGCGAGGATAAAGACCATCAGTAGCAGAAGTAACTATTGGGCCAATAGAGTCTGCGCCCAAATAATTGGCTAAAGAGAACCGTCGTGTGACGAGAAACTGTAAAGAGCTCAAAGGTAAAGCACGAGTCTCTTCAAAACGATTCCCAAACCAAACATAACGCTTAAAGTCATCTCTACTGATTTGTGGAAACCTAGCGACGTCCACATTTTGAAGCATCGTCACCCACCAATCAGGTGGCGGTATCAGATCCTGAGAAGATGCACGTACATTTCTACGAAAAGGGGGAGGAGAAACTACCCAATTATTTCCGCACATAGCATGTAGACGCATATCAGTATACATCTCATTCTTAGTAAGAGAGAAGGTATGATTATGTTGTCCTATACCAAAGTCCTTCTCCCAACTGGTGAGCGCGGAATAATAAGCATCCTTTAAGGATTCCTCATCTATGGTCTTAATAACAGTTGTGTAGACGAGAGGGGGCTTAACAATTCCAGAAGTGATCTCAACGTACCAACCCGTGTCAACAGACATGACACGGATACGAAAATTCTTAGACATGTTACGACGTTGAGTTACGGTGCGAGCGAGCAGATAGTAAGCAGGAATTGATCTCCTAATTTTCCAAACCAAATGATAATACTTAACGTCTATTATTTCACTCTCCAGCTCTGACTATCGTTACCGCGGCGCACGCGTGTAACTAAG